CATGCTGTGTCTTATTCTATTCTTTCTTATCAATGCGCCTGGCTTTTGAATTATTATCCTGCTGAGTGGATGGCTGCGTTTCTTGATAAAGAACCAGAGAAAAGGAAAGAAGCTGCGATCAATTTGGCACAAAAATACGGCTTTAAGATCGAACCAGTTAATATCAATACTTCAAGTTGGCATTGGGATATTTCTGATGATAGTAAAACGATGATCCAACCTTTAAGTTCGATTAAAGGTTTGGGCGATAAAGCCATCGAACAAATTATTAATAACCGGCCTTTTAACAACGCTGAAGATTTATTGTTTAACGAGGATATTGTATATTCAAAGTTTAATAAAAAAGCGATGGATGTTCTTTGTCGTTGTGGCGCCATGAGAGATTTACTTGATGAGAATTTTACAGGGATGAAACATCTCTGGGCATCATGTATCGCAGATCGCCCGAAGAATAAGAAAAAACTATATGAAAACATAGAACTGTATAGACCAGAGGGAGAATACACAGACGAGGAAAAGATTGAAAACATCTCTTCACTTACAGGTATTTTTCCAATCAGCCTTGTTATGACACGTGATGTCCGCGATCGTTTGGAACATTATATGGTCCCGCCTCTAGGCGCCAGAGATCCAGAACTTGGTAATGTTGTATGGTTTATTCCACGAGAAATACTTTCAAAGAAAACAAAGACGGGAAGAACATATTGGATCCTCAGAGTTATCGATAGTACCTCAACAGTTACAAGTATCAGATGTTGGGGCGTAAAAGAAGGTAAAGACAAACTTCATATTAACAGGCCATACATGGCAAAATTGGATTATGATCCTGCCTGGGGTTTTTCCACGAAGTCAATAAAGCATAATTTTAGACTTTTAGGTTAATAAATAGAATAAGGAGCTTATAGTGGGTAACGCATCTCGTAAAATTAAACGAAACAAAAAAAAGAAGGCTGAAAAAGAGCTTGCAATAAAAGTTGCTCTCTTCGGCGAATTAGGTGATGCATGTATGACGTGCGATAAATCTTTTGACAAAAAAAATAGAGAACAGGTTATGTCCTGGTCTGTTGTCGTTAGAGAACAAGAAGAAAAAGTTAACTTGTACTGTCCCGAATGCTGGGACAAAGCAAAAACAATTATAGAAGATTTTAAAAAACATTTGGAGGAAAAAAATGATTCTTGAATATGCTAGAGTAAGAGAAGGGGCGAAACCCCCGGCAAGAGCAAATCCTAGTGACGCAGGTTTAGATGTATTTTATAACCCAAGCGACTGTTCAGAAACAGTGACTCTTAAACCGGGTGGGAGTGCTTTGTTTTCTACAGGTTTGCGCTTCGGTGTCCCGCATGGATACATGCTCCAAGTCATGAACCGCTCCAGCATGGCCGCGAAACGCGGTCTTATCGTTGGAGCACACTGTGTAGATAGTGGTTATGACGGGGAAGTCTTTATAGATCTTCACAATATAGGCACTGAGAAACAACATGTTGACCCGGGCGAGAAAATAGCGCAAATTGTCTTGGTACCCGTCGTTCCGTTCCGAGCATTGGAAACTAATACTGGTAATCTTTATAATTGGTATCCAATCACAATTTCAAATCGAGGCGAAGGAGCTTTGGGGAGTACAGGAGAATGAGCAAAATAGACCCTTTTGAGAATACACCGCTGGCAGCTCACGATATGGGGTTTGATACCCCAACTGTTGATGAAACATCATCAGCAAAGGTGGCGAAGTGGTTTGATAAACAGGAGAAAATCATGAAAAATAAAAAAGGATGCAAAAGGTGTGATAATGAAAAAGTCGATAGTCCCGCACACTATAACGTTGGCAAAATCGAAGTTATCGATGCCATTGAAGATTGGAAGCTTGGTTTTAACGACGGAAATGCGGTTAAATATATTGCGAGACACCAACGTAAAGGCGATTCCATTCAAGATATTGAAAAAGCTATTTGGTATCTTAAAAGACATTTAAACAATTTAAGGAATAGCAATGAATAACGAAACAACAGAATTAATGTTTGCTTCAGGGAAACTAAGTTGGTCTACACCACAAGATTTTTATGACAAATTAAATGAAGAATTAGGCCCATTTACGTTGGACGCCTGCGCGTCGAAGGAAAATACTAAATGTGAAAAATATTATTCTTTGAAGGATAACAGTCTAAAACAAGATTGGTCTGGTAATACTGTATTCTGTAATCCTCCATATGGAAGAAGGATTCAGTACTGGATTAAAAAAGGATACGAAGAATCCTTAAAGAATAACACAAAAGTTGTCATGCTTATCCCATCTAGAACAGACACGAAGTATTGGCATAACTATGTTATGAAGGCACAGGAAATTAGATTTGTGAAAGGAAGATTAAAATTTGGTGATTCAAGTAATTCAGCACCTTTTCCTTCAGCAGTTGTAATTTTTAATTCACAACCATCGCCTTCTATTTCGGCAATACAGAGTAAAGAAAAATAATGATCCAACAAGATTTTAGAGAAAGTTTATCCTTTGATGATGTTTTGTTGGTGCCGCAATATAGTGATATTGCAAGCAGAGCGCAGGTTGATATTGGGAGCAGTTTAGACGATAAACATAGATTTAAACTGCCAGTAATTTCTAGCCCAATGGACACGGTGACAGAGGAAACCATGGCCGTTGCACTTCACAGCGCCGACGCCTTCGGCATTGTACATAGGTATAATTCAATTAACGAACAAGCCGACATCGTTAAGAGGATCCGAGAGAAAAATTCCACTATTCCAGTTGCTGTCGCCATTGGCGCCACCGGTGATTACATCGACCGTGCCGAGAGAATGGTGCATCTTGGTGTAAAAATATTATGTATCGACATCGCCCATGGTCATCATATAGCAATGGAGCGCGCTATCAAAACCTTAAAAGACAATTATGGACGAAGGGCGCACATCATGGCTGGAAATGTTGCGACGTTAGAAGGGTTCAACGCTCTCGCAGAGTGGGGAGCAGATAGTATTCGTGTTGGAATCGGCGGCGGTAGTATATGTTCCACTAGATTGGTTTCGGGACACGGCATCCCAACTTTGCAAAGTATTATGGAGTGTGCTAGAACACCACATTCAGCAAAAATTATTGCCGATGGAGGAATTAAAACTAGCGGCGATATTGTTAAAGCTCTGGCCCTCGGCGCAGATTTTGTTATGGTTGGATCTTTATTCGCAGGTACAAAGGAGACACCAGGAAATGTTTTTACGTCAAGCAAAGGAAAGAAATATAAAGTCTACAGAGGAATGGCATCAGCGAAAGCACAAGAAGACTGGAGAGGGAAAGCCTCAACTCCAGAAGGAATATCCACAACCGTGCCTTATAAAGGGAAGGTTGCTTCTATACTTAATAATCTTTCTGGTGGTATTAGGAGTGGATTTAGTTATTCTGGTGCACGGAATTTGAAGGAACTGCAAGCCAAATCTAAGTTTATTCGCCAAACATCTGCCGGCCAGCTCGAAAGTTCAACACACGCTATGAGGAGATGATGAAAAAAATAATTTTATTAATGATGGTATTTTTATATGGTTGTGAGACAGGGAGAATTTATGAGTGCGATCTATGGGAAGAACGCCAATGTATTTGTCCAAACGGCTCAATAGGCGAACAAGAATGTTCTCGCGGCCCAGCATTTGCACAACCAAAGCCTCCAAGAACTTGGCCTCCATGCAGTTGCTGTTTTGATAAGAGAGAAAGCGAACATGGTATCAGTTATACTGATAAAAATGATGCTTCTGGGTGCTGGGAAGACACGTATGATCCTTCAATTGGGCCATTCGAAATGGACGTGAAGGGTCCGACGGAATGAAAGATCCTACAGTTCCTGATCCTCGCGAGAGAAAGAAGTTTATGTTTTATGACACAGAGAAACGCCAAGCTGATTTGCGTATTAAATTACAGCATGACGGCATGACGCAGAGTACTTTTTTTAGAGTTATGATGTCTGGCTATTTAGAAAATGATGAAGACATATTAAATTATCTTAACAAATTTCAAGAAAAGTATAAAATGCGAGGAAAACATAAAATTAAAAAAGTTCGTAAATTAATTGATAAAGGAAAAGAATTGAAAAAACAATTTAGTATTGACGAAAAGGAAATTGAAGATATATTCGATCTTGTTGAAGAAGAAGGCCCAGCTCTATGAAGTGTTTAGATAAATGTATTGAATTAGACGTCTCGTGCCCTGTCTGTGAATGTCGAGCGTGGATCGACAGTGAAGAAGAATTTAACTGTATTCACGAAGCCGTCGCAGCTGCGGGGGGGATGACCTTGCGTGAAGTAGCCAAAAGATTGGGCGTTAGTTTTGTTAGGGTCAAACAGATAGAAGACAAAGC